TTGTGATTTTTGCCCAGTTAAGAGCTTTAACATGATGAAGAGCAACAAAGAAAGAGGACTATACAAATGACAGATGAAGTAACTCCAGATACAACGCAAGAAGTAGAAGTTCCAGCAGATGCTGAAACAGCCTTTATTGTTGTAAAAAATCAAGATGGAACTTGGAAAGCAACGATCGATGTAGCCTCAACATTTACTATTGAACGTCCTGCTACCCGAACTGACGTAAAGTCAGGAACACGCGAAATTTACGAGTTTTTGTCAGAAGATGACATTGCACGCTACACAGCCGCAAGAATTTCTGCTGAAAATCTCACGGATACCCAGCGGGCAACCGAGGGTGTGCGGCAGGCTTTATCCGACCGCGATATTCTGTAACGACATTTAGGGGATTTAATGACCACGCTTGTAGCCGTTCAAGGAGATGGGTGGTCAGTCATAGGCTGCGACAGCCGTGCCTCTGACGAAGATGGTCGTTTCATGGAACTTGCCACTCCAAAAATTATTAACAACAACGGAGTTCTTATTGCCGTTTCTGGCGCATCACGTGGTGGAAACATCACACAGTTTGGTTGGAAACCGCCAAAGCCAAGGGCTACCGAAGATCTTGATGCTTTCATGACAAAGAAGTTCATACCTTCAATGCGTGAGGCGTTTATCAAAGCCGGTTACGACGGTAAAGATGATGGAGACGCCGCTTGGCATGATTCAAACCTACTTGTTTCCATTCGTGGAGTCATATACCCAATCTTTAACGATTACTCATGGGATCGAGAAGAACGAAATGTTTACTACGCGGGCAGTGGTGGGGATGTTGCCCTTGGAGCTTTAGAGGCTTTGGATTACAAAAAGTGTAAAACCCCAGAGGCTGTAGAAAAGCTAGTCCGCAAGGCTGTAGAGATTGCTTGCAAACACGATATCTATTCTGGCGGGAAGATACACACCCATATTCAGTACGAATAGCATAGAATAAGCGTATGGATTTTTACGAGGCGTTGGCTGCAAAAGCGGTACCCGTAAACATTGAGCCGTCCTCGACTTCGTATTTTAGTAAGCCTCAAGTTGGGCTTGACCCACGCCTGTTTGTAAATGGAAAACTTATTTCATCAGTACGCAACGGTGTGTTAACAGTTCTGTACAACTACTTATCAACCTTGTATCAAACCCCACAGGACTGGACATCCGCTTGGTTGGCTGGCTCTGGGGTTTCGCATCAGTGGGCGGCTAAAAGATACCCCGGTGACTTAGACTGCTTAGTTGGTATTGATTACCTAGCCTTCCGTCAAGCAAATGTTAAATACACGGGACTTAACAACCAAGAGATTGCAAGCATGATCAATGAAGGCTTTAGAGAAAATCTATGGCCTTTAACAGAAAACTTCTTGGAAGCGTTTGAACTTACTTTTTATGTAAATGTGCAGTCAGACATTAAAAAGATTAAACCGTATGCAGCCTACTCACTTGTTAATGATGATTGGGTTGTTGAACCAACTATTGAAGAAGCGCCTACAAACGCACAATGGACAGTAAAAGCTGAACGGGATAAAGGCGCTGCTTCTGAAATTATTGCTCGTTATGCGACAGCATTAAACGCCGTAAACTCGGCTACTAATCCAGCCATGAGAATTAACGCAGAGCGTGCGTTGAAGTTAGCGGTAGATCAAGCCTCCGCTTTGTTTGAAGATATCCATCAAGGTCGTAAATACGCATTTAGCGAAGCGGGCTCAGGGTATTTGGATTACAACAACTACCGTTGGCAGGCTGGTAAAGAGGCCGGTATTGTTCAAGCATTAGCAAAACTGAAAGAAATTGCAGATATGTCAGCAAGAGATTTTGCTGCAGCTACATATGGTATAGAGTTACCTAACGTATCAACCCTGATTCGCAGGGCTGCTACATACAACAAGTAATTAGTCGGAATACGGAGCATGACCTGTGGCAGTTTTAATTTACATCGATGGAGTATTGTCGAACGATAAAGGCGTAGCAATTACGCCAGGGCTGGGACTTACTCGCACCCTCCAGAAAACTCTTGCCGTAATCCTTCTTGCCAAGGACAAAGAAAAAGCCGACCACTGGCTTAAACAAAATAATATGGGGAAGATTGACAACCTTGTAGGGGTGGTTCCCGGTGGAGATAATGATCCGTTTAGGCAAGCAGAATGGTGCCGTTCCCAAGGTCCTATTGACTACGTAATTACTGCCGACCCAGCACTTTCTGCTAAGTTACTAGAACACGGATTCAGGGTCCTTTTATTCCTTGATCCAATTTACATCGACCATAAGTTCCGCCCAGACAGCATCGAGGGCAGAAAAAGCTGGACAGATATAACTGACGAACTTAACAAGCAAGCGGATATGTATTTGGAAGATCCGCGTAAGTGAAAATTATCTACCTTGGGGCGGAAGTCCCTAGCAACCGCATACTTTTAGGCTCGGCTGGCGCTCAATCTGTGGGCGTTAGTTACTGGCGCTTGGTCAAACGTGGGCTACCTAAGACCAAGATTTATTTGCTGGAAAACTACTTCCCAGAGGACATGCACATTCTGGTTCACCCCGGAATTCCACGAACTCAGGACATTGGTCGCACAGAACTTGAGGAGTTTGCCGCTGACTATGAGGAGTTTATAGTCAACAATATTGAACGCCTCAATCAGTTCACAGAGATTAACCATTTTCAGGTAAGCCCTGACTTTGTTAGGGATCAGCGGGAAACCGTCTGGGCAGAGATGCCACCTGCCAAGTTCTTGCCTGTCTGGAACCCACAGACTGGTCAGAAGGGGTTAGAAGAACTGACCGCCAAGTATCTGGATGTAGCCCTACCCGGTGAATCCCTAGAGGATCACACATGGCTTTCAGGAGCCACACAGAGGCTTGTAAGGACAGAAGGAAGCCGTTTCCACGCTTTGGGTACAGCTCGACCAGATAACCTGCGTCAGGTGCCTGTAGAGAGTGCTGCAACCCTTTCATGGTTATCACCCATGACTCGTGGAGAAACTATTATTTGGGATGGCACCAGATTGGTACGCTACCCAAAGAGTATGAAAGAGCAGGCTCGTCCACGCCATAAGGCTGTGTATGAAAAAGCAGGTCTCGACTTCGACAAGATAGTTGGAGACGACTCAGAAGAACTTTGCAAATTAGCAGTATGGTCGTTTGACCAATTAGAGATGAGGTTAACCAAAGTGGGCAACATATCCGATATGTTCGAGGATCCAGCTGGTGATGATTATGCGGAAAACGTACCCGTAGTATCGGATAGGTCGGGGGTAGAGATGCGGAAACTTCAACCACGCGATCCAAGCGAAACTGCCAATTTACCCGTCTTTGGATACGCCTATAAAAGCATTGTTGAGCAAGATGAGAATGGCAATGACATCATCAAAGAGGTTCCAGTTGTACAGTCTAGAGACACCAGTTTGCGCCAGTGCGATACATGCTTTGTTGCATCAAATTGCCCTGCTTTCAAGCCTCAAAACATGTGTGCATTCAACCTTCCAGTTGAGGTAAAGACTAAAGATCAACTTAAGAGTTTGATTAACGCAATCATTGAAATGCAGGGTCAAAGAGTCGCTTTTATGCGATTTGCTGAAGAAATGAATGGCGGATACGCTGACCCAAATGTTAGCCAAGAGATTGATAGATTGTTTAAATTGATTAAAACAACTAAGGAGTTGGACGATTCACGAGAGTTCATTAGGATGACCGTGGAGCGCCAAGGATCGGCGGGAGTACTGTCCCAAATCTTTGGTGAGAAGGCCCAAATCCTAAAGGAAATACCTAACGGTGGAATCAACGAAGAGGACACTACGACCATAATTAAACAGGCAATCGAAGAATAAACATATCGGATATGTTCGTGTTTTAAACCATGAACCTATACCGACGCTAGATAAGCACAAAAGTTGTTCCAACACTTACTGAAGTGTAGGGTCCGCTTATGTAAAATTACGGTTTCAATCAGACGAGAAGAGGATAAATAATGAATTTGAGTTTCCGCCTAGCAGACGAATTTGTAGCTGGATACAAGGCTAAACAGGTACCTTGGGGCTACCGAGATGCAGCGGGGAACTCCGTAGGAGAAATTACATTCCTACGAACTTACTCACGTCTTAAAGAAGATGGAACCAAGGAGACTTGGGTAGATGTATGTGAGCGAGTCATCAATGGCATGTACTCATTGCAAAAGGATCACGCTAAGGCTCAACGCCTACCTTGGTCAGACGCTAAAGCTCAGGCATCAGCAAAGGAAGCCTTCGACCGTTTGTTCCACTTGAAGTGGTCACCACCGGGACGTGGACTATGGGTAATGGGCACACCAATCGTTAACGAGCAGAAGAACTCAGCTGCCCTACAGAACTGTGCGTTTGTTAGCACAGCATCAATGACAAAAAATGATCCAGCAAAACCATTCGCGTTTCTTATGGAAGCGTCAATGCTCGGAGTGGGCGTTGGCTTTGACGATAAGGGAGCAGACAAGGAATTTACAATCTATGAACCAAAAGAACCAGAAGTCCTTACCGTCATTCCAGACACTAGAGAAGGCTGGGTTGAGTCTGTCACAGGAGTCATCAATTCTTACCTCCGACCAGATCAGAAGATTGCAGGCTTTGATTACAGCGAGATCCGCCCAGCAGGAACCCCAATCAAAACCTTCGGCGGAACAGCCGCAGGACACGAACCACTCTTAAAGCTTCACAATCACATTCACTCATTGTTTAAGGGTCGTGCTGGTCAGACACTAACTCGTCGTGATATCGCAGACATCGGCAACATGATCGGCGTTTGTGTTGTGTCAGGTAACGTCCGTCGTTCAGCAGAACTATTGATTGGTCGTTTGGATGACCCAGACTTCCTTAACTTAAAGAATGCTGCTGTATTTCCTGAGCGCAACTCATACGATCCTGCCAGCCCTGGCTGGGCATGGATGTCCAACAACTCAATCGAAGCAACTGTAGGCGCTGACCTATCAAACATTGTTGAAGGCATTGCTAACAACGGTGAACCGGGCGTTGTATGGATGGACATGAGCCGTAAGTATGGTCGTTTGATTGATCCTGCTAACGATAAGGACTGGCGTGTAGCTGGGTACAACCCATGTGCTGAGCAGTCACTAGAGTCATTCGAGATGTGTACTTTGGTTGAGACATACCTAAACCGTCACGAAGAGTTAGAGGACTACAAGCGCACACTTAAGTTCGCTTACCTATACGCAAAGACTGTAACCCTGCTCCCAACCCACTGGGAAGAGACTAACGCCATCATGCAACGTAACCGTCGCATCGGCACATCGATGTCAGGCGTTGCTAACTTTGCAGACATCAACGGTTTGCCAGTACTTCGTAACTGGATGGACGAAGGTTACGCAGTCATCAAGAAGTACGACACAACGTATTCAGAGTGGCTAGGTATTCGTGAGTCAATCAAGACCACAACAGTCAAGCCATCAGGAACAGTATCGATCCTGGCGGGAGAATCACCGGGAGTTCACTGGACACCGGGCGGAGAATACTTTGATCGTGCTATTCGATTTAGTAACGAAGACCCTATGCTCCCATTGTTTAAGATGGCTAACTATCGAGTTGAGAAGGCAAGTGAATCACCAAAGACAACATCAGTGGTGTTCTTCCCAATCAAGTCCTCAGCTAAGCGATCAGAGAAAGACGTATCAATTTATGAGAAGGTGTCATTGGCTGCTACAGCACAGCGACATTGGTCAGACAACTCAGTATCTGTGACCGTATCATTTAATGCAGAGACTGAAAGGGATGATGTAGGAACAGTCCTACACATGTTTGACGGACAACTCAAAACCGTTTCCTTCCTACCTATGGGGAACGAGACTTATCCGCAGATGCCTTACACTCAAATTACAGAGAAAAAGTTCGAAGACGCAAAATTGAAACTGATGCCAATTGACTTTAGCGGAGTGTATGCAGGAATGGCGGCCGATGCTATTGGTGAGGCGTACTGCACAACTGATGCTTGCGAAGTAAGATTAATAACTAATAACCAGTGAAAGGCTAGATGCTATTTAAAAATACCCCATCCTGTTTAGGGCTTGATATAAATTTGTTTTTCGTAGAAGATAACTGTAATTATCTTCATCTAGACTTTGTTAAACGAATGTGTAAAGAGTGCCCAGCATTAAATGAGTGTTTTGAATATGCAACAGAAAACCTAGTTCATGGAATATGGGCAGGTACGACTTTCAATGAAAGAGATGAATACAGAAATAAACATAAAATAATTGGAAAACCTGTAGTACCTATTGCTTTAGTTAAAGACTAATACAAAAAATAAAAATGCCCCCAGCCTTAGCAACTCACAGTTTGCTTTAAAGGCTGGGGGTAATTTTATTTATAGACCTGCGTCGACCTTATAGGTTAGTTCGCCATAAAGAGCAATAGGCTTGTCAGCATCATTTGTTTTTGTAACAGCCATCTTGATGGACTTACGTGGTGTGTTATCAAGTACAACCGACTTAAGATAACGTTTAGCAGCTGATGGGTTAGCCCAAGCTGTGCATGTGTTTAGATCATGAATGTTATGACCTTCGGTTTGAATTGTGATTTCTAACAACCAAGCCCCGCCCTTATCAAAGATGGTGTTCTTTGCTAGGTGAGCCTTGAGAGTCTGTGTAACTTTTTTAGCCATTTACTTCCTCCAATTGGTTTACTGGTTGATGGTACACCCCAAAGTCCATAGCCTCAACTTCCGCTACCAACTTGTGATGACCCTCGTACGCTTGCTCAATCGTAATGTAACGTTGAGACTTTACGATCTCGCTGTCCTCATTCCATATGTATGAGACGAAGACTCGAGCCCGGTGGTTGGGCTTCCACTTACTAATACTGAATTGGTTCTTAACCATCCAGTCATACTCTGGTGCGTCAACACCAGTCCATTTAGTAAGGATTCGTAATCCATTAACAGTTACTTCCTTTCTGAAAGCATACTTGCTACTGGACTCAATGCACCACTGCTTCATAGTGATGGCTTTCCCATTACGATCATAGAAAAAGAAATCGTATGGATTAGATTTCATGACATTCCTCCTCAAAAAAACATTTAAGTGTTCGTGGATCACGTGGGGTAATTGCGTCGCACTCAAAGCACGACTCCCACGGAATTAGCTTGTGATGTTCATCAAGATACCTATCAACAGCATCCAACCCACCAGCATTATGAAGTTCAATGCACTTATCCTTTAGATTCTGCATTAAGTCCATTATCGACCTCCACTATACGATTGATAATCCACTGAACAACAGGAACAGCAACAGCGTTACCCATTTGCTTATAGCGTTGTGAATCAGACTGACTATCAGTCCAACCATCAGGAAAGCCTTGCAAGCGCTCGCACTCCAAGGGAGTTAAACGACGAACAACAGCATCTTCATAAGCCAACGTGTCTTTAGCACGTCGAGCGTTAAGGCTTGGCGCTACATCTTCTTTAGGGAAGTCATACAACTCAAAATTACCTACCTGTGCCACTGCATGACCTCCAACTGTATCGATAGTAAACATAGGGTCGTCAGGATTGCCGTAACCCTTTCCTTGCGGTCCAGCTGTATCACTACGACCAATAACTGTGCCTTGAATTGGATATGCCACAGCCTGACCACCAGTTCTATCTAGTGTGTATGAAGGATCATTCTCGTCACCTATACCTAAACCATTCTGTTTCTTTTCCATATCACGCCCATCTTGTATTGGATACGCCAGCATTGGCATATTGTTTCCGCCAGTTCCCATACGTGCCTGCAATGTATTGATTACTCCTCCTTGAATACGAATGTCATCCACTCGATTGCCGTAAAAGATCAACACTGTTGCACGTGTGTCCCCGTTGTTATCAAATGCGTTGAGTGTTGGAGTAACTTCTCCTTCAACCCATGTTTCAAAATCATCCACGTTCTGCGCTCTCCTACTCTTGATGAACCACAAGGTGACCACTGTCCACATCTTGATTGACTACTGTTGCATGATGGTAAATCTCTGCTGGAATAGCGTTTGCTACTTCTCTTCCATTCCCCGCTCGAGTGCTGAGTGGAGTAGCGCTGGCAATGACTTTCCTCTTTTTGTCGCTCGTCGCAAGATTCCCTCGCATGCCCTCGATGAGAGCAAGTACTTCTGCAGGTGCGCTCCCGTTGTCTCCAAGACATCCAACAATGAAGACTCTACGGCGTCTTTGGGCGACTCCGAAGTGCTGAGCGTCAAGAATCCTGTATGCGATCCCATACCCGCGCTCAACCAACGCTTGGATGACGGTGCCCATGTCTCGTCCGTCGTTAGATGACAGCAAACCGGGGACGTTTTCGAGGACGAACCACTTCGCTTTCGTTTCGTCGAGGATGCGACAGATTTCCCAGAAGAGTCCACTTCGAGAGCCAGCGAGTCCTGCTCGCTTTCCCGCAACGGACAGATCCTGGCATGGAAATCCTCCGACAATAATTCCTTCACTACCGTTGAATCCGAGTTCTCTAAGTTGATCACCTGTTACATCCTTTACATCGTTGATTAGTGTTGAGTTTGGAAATTGTTTTGCAAGCACAGCTCGTGCGTGTTTATCGATTTCACATGAAGCAATAACTGATACGCCAGCATTCTCCAACGCTAAATCAAATCCACCTACACCAGCAAATAGCGATACAGCCTTCATGCGTTTACCCTTCTCTTAGTGTTGTAATACAGTCGTTCATCAGCACTTAATCCACCCCATACACCGTAGGTTTCAGGGACAGTTAATGCGTGGTTTAAACATTGAGCAATTACCGGGCAACCTTTGCACACAGCTTTTGCTTCTGCTTCTCTTTTGCGCTTCATGGAATCTCGCATGTTATGTTCTAGAAAGAACATCTCAGGATCTTTACCCACGCAATTGCCTTGATGTTGCCACTCCCATGCGTCTGCAACAGGATTAAGCGTCAAGTATGGTTTTGTAGGCAATTATTCCTCCACATCTCCTAGATACTCAAGGGTGGCTTCCGCCTCGATAATGAACGCAAGAACACTATCTATATCTTCTTGTGTTAATGGTTTAGGTAACTCTTGTAACGCAACCCGTGCTGCCACGAGATTAGCGCCTACTAAGCCCTTAACGGTTAGCGTTGCTCCATCGAACATGCCCGTTTTAAGCATATGGATCATAATCGCATCCTTAGTTGAAATCGTCATTCGTCCTCTCCCACTTTGATGATATGAAGTCGCCCTTCATCTTGCAATGATTGCAATATCTGCTCTCTTGTATCTTTGTCCGAAAATTTTGAATACACCTTCGGCTTAGACTCAATAGGTATAACAGTCTCAAAATCCATTACAGCCCCAATTCTCTTTGAATGGTTCGAACCGTCTTGCATGGATACATGTAAGAGATACGTGGCTGGTCAAGCTCGCACCCGCACACACCGCTCTCAAACGGAGCATGTATCTCCAGCACCGCACGGAGTGCTAAGTACGGAGTCTCGGCTGTTCGACTGCCCCTAAAGTTAGGGCTGTCAATGCTTGTTAGTAGTTCATCGTGTGTCATCAGAATCTCCCCTCATCTGCTTGTTCTGACCATCGGTTGATAACATCATGGAGCATCCATAGGCACTCCTCATCGGTTGCCTCCTCGCCCTCAATATTTATGATCGATTGGACAATACTTAGAGCACGTCCGTGGAATTCGCCTTCGCTGACTTTGCCGTTGAATAGGTCATCGACCTCAGCACTGATTTCTGCACGGATAGTCATGCACTCACCTTCCTTTCAGTTTCGACCTTCTCAATGGCATAGCCATGACCATGCCAGCCTGCCCAATAACTTGCATATGTGGCATCCACATACAACTTGATAAGTTCTTCCTGCTGCTTGGCTGTGAGTGAGTCACGAGTCAATTGCATAATTGCATGGAAAGCAACGTCGCGTTCTGCGTCGTACTTGTCTTCTTCAGCTTTGTGGTAATCCATCATTTCTTGCTCCTTTTAGTAGTAGGTGGCGGCTTTTCATATACAAGGTGAAACATCGCCTTAAACGACCTCAACGCGTTTACAAAGAGAACATTAGGGGTTGATGGCGCTATGGCTAAGTACCTTTGGTGTGATGTGCATCACGCTGGCGAAAGGGCGCCTAATAGATTTACATCTCCTTGTTTTAATTAGAGAGAGCCTATTCAAGAGAGAGACATAGAGAGAGTCATATGGATCCTGGCTTGCTATCTCTGCTGCTTTAGTCTCTCCAAGGCTGAGATTGCTCATTCAAGCGAGATATACGCATATGTTCCAGCGGAACAGGCTGTAGAGCTGGTGGCACAACTGCTGAGTCCTGTGATGTGGCTCACAGTAGCCTAATCAGTCGATTTGTCGACATTTAATGTCGGCTATTCAGCTTCTCTCTCTCTCTCTTTCTTCGATCCTCTCTCTCTGCTAATTGGCTCATTCTCTCTCTTCTCTCTCGAGAATGCAAACTCCCGGAGTTGAGCCGGAATGTGCTAAGAAAGCTGAGTCGGTACGACTCAACCTTGCCGGC